CACTATCTTTCTTAACCGGAGCTACCGCAGACTGGCCTGCTTCGTCTAGTGTTGCTTCTGATAACCACGCAGGTTCCTTAAGTTTTAATAAACGGCAAACTGCTCGAATCTGTTCATCATAAACATGGGGCAATTCTGACACCATAGACTCGTAATCATCATAAAGGTCACTACCTTCGTACATTACTGCGTCAAGCATTGCAGAATCTGCATTAGAGAATTTCTTACCCGCCTTGCTTGCTAGCTTCAGTTTTTTCTCTAAAGCAACTGCAACCTTTCTATATTTCTTTTCGATAGCGCGCCACTCCGGAACATCTTCGTCCGACTCTTCGGCATAAAACTCGCCTTCGAGCATGTCTCCGAAAAGATTTAATATAGTGGCCTCATCGTAAGGATCTCCTGGTCGGGTAAAATATTCGTTTAGCTGAACTGCCTCCATTAGCTTGCGCATTTCTCTCATCGTTCTTCTCCTGGGTGGTAGCTACCGTATAGGCAATGTAGCAGCTCGTGCCCTAATGTTAGTGTTGCTTCGTCGTCTACGAACTTTGGTTCTACTGTGTAGATCTTACAGAATAACTTCTCGTCTACATCGACGGATTCACCGTCCTCTGCCATCCATTCTGGCCACATAGAGAAACCTGCGCGAGGCGCGATCTCTACGTTCTTAGGAACGTCATGCAGCTCTCGGTATTTCTTTGTGACCTCTGCTGTGCTATCTAAAAACTCAACTACAACCTTGATCTCCTTGCCCTCACGGTTTAGTAGCTTTTCTACTTTTCTTCCTGAGGGTTCACAGGCTACAATCAGCAAAGCTGTTGCAACCGCTGAGATAACAAAGATAGCAAAGTTTTTAGTCCTGCTCATCATACTTGCCTTCTCGAATCTTTCTTACTGACCGAATAAAACGATCTGGGTCGCCACTCTTGATGCTGCTTAGAAAACGACGCATCATAAAATCGGCTTCTTCTTCGCTGTAGTTTTCTGTCAAAACCTGTAGGAAGTGTATGGCTGAGGAAATAATGTGTGATCCCCTCGACTCAATAACGTGCTCCTTCTTTTTAGTAGGGATTGCTCTATTCAACTCTTCGAGGATAGAGCGTGATGTAGGTTGCACGATAATATTCTTATCTTTCACTAGTAAACTCCTAAAGGTATTACTAGCATGTATTTATCAGAATCTGTGCAAAACGGAGTCGTGGTTCTGGTGTGGTTTAGAAAAACCACCTAGATATTTGACTTCTTGACTAGATCTCGAAGAGCCATTGCCTTTTGCTTCGTTCCGCCTGTGCTTGGCAACGGGTCTTTTTCAGTTACGATGTTCTTCTTCTGCAAGGAAGCAAGGATGTTTGTTGCTGTAGCCATTGTTGCATCCTGTTCCTCCTCACTTAGATCCATGATTCTCAACGATCTAATATCGAACTTGAGGTCTACCTTGGATCCTACACCCGCGGAAGAACGTGTCTTCATAAACTGGATTTGGTAGCGCCCTGCTTCCTTCATCGAAATCGTAGTAAAAATACCGATGACGTTATCAGCAGTATTGATCTTCGAGATACCGCCTGCGATATGGCTATGGTCAAACTCGATTTCTTCGTGAGAGCTTCTGTTTAGCTGCGAAGCAGTCACCATAATGAGGTTTAGATCTACGGCAATATTACGCAGCTCTTCCGAAACATACTTGTCCTTCACGAACAGATCGCTGGGGCTAACTCTACGGTCGGTCGGCATACACAAGTCTAGGTAGTCTACTAGCACAGCATCTACCTTACGCTGCGATTGAATCTCATATTCTTTGATGTAAGCTCGAATATCGTTTGCATTGCTACCATTAGGCAACTGCTTGATCTGCACTGTGCCGCCATTACATGTTTTGCAATACATCTTGACCTTGAGATCTACTTCGTCGATGTTTTTCATGATCTCCTTGGTGCTGAAACCAGAGGTCATAGCATCAAGACGCATAGCGCAAAGCTTTTCACTTAGCTCTAAGCTGATGTAAACAACATGCAAACCCATCGAAGCCCAGTTTAGTGCTTGGTTTTGTAGGAACAGAGATTTACCAGCACCGGATTGTCCTGCCCAGATAGTAAGTGTGCCCTTTTCGAGACCACCGTATAACTTTGCATCGATGGTTTTCCATCCTGTGGATACCATATTGCTCTTGTCACGCATTTCTGTGAGGCGTGTTGCAGGATCCAAGAAGTAGTCGATACCTAAGTCTCGAATAAACGCAATCTCTGCTGCTTTCTTGAGCTTGGCAACAACCTCACCGAGTTTATCTTCTTGAATAAGATCGATGGATTCATACACGGCTTGCTTTGCAGCCTTTTGTTGACAGAAGCGTTCGAACTCCTGCATGAACCATGTAATATGATCCTCGTTGATTCCGTCTACCTTCTCGATAGATTTACCAGTGATCGCCTTGATCTGTTCTTGTGTAGGTAGAGAAGTATGCTCGTTGGTATAGTCGAGTAGGAACTTTACTACTTTCTTGTTCTCCATGTCCTCGAAATAGTTCGGCTGTAAAATATTCTTTACGCGAACAAAGGTCTCTGGATCAGTATATAGTATGTTTAGAAATAGGTCTTCTACTTCTGGGCTAAACTTGATTTTATTATCCATATGTTAGGCTATCCATTTTGCGTTTTGTTCTAATCGCGAAACTATCTGTTTCCGCTGTGTCTATGATACTCTTTATAGTTAGCAAATGGCCATAGATTTCCACTGCCGAACTGGCATCTTTTATTACATGCCCTTTTCTATCTTTGCCCCAGTTAGGAAATGCTACAGCCCATTTATTCTCTATAGCTATTTCGACTAACTCTTCGCCCGATCTATCTCGATCTGGACACAAGATTTTCTGTCCTGGTAGGGCATTGATGATTGCTGCTTGATCCTTGTTGATGTCGTTGTGTAGCACTGCTATGCCATCAGTGACAATAGCGTCTAAAACACCCTCGTTTATGATGACATACTTCTTATCGTAGTCTCGTTGGTCGTCTAGACCATAGATAAACGAAGGTGGCATGTCTGTATAGTATTTTGGAATGCTCTTCTCAACATTGTGTGAGATACGACCTGTCCATCCTACAATCTCGTCCTTGTAGAAGAACGGTATAACTAATCTCTTATTGTAGAAGAACTCTCGATGAGGTGTCCAATACATTTTGTCAATATCTAAAATACGACGCTCTAACGCATAGTTCGCAACCTGTAAGAAGTCCTTATCGGTGCAGTCGTTTTCGAGCCAAGTTCGTATAGAATAGCAATCTGGTAGGAAATCCTTCTTGACCCATTTCTTAGTAATAGATCCTTTTAGCTTGATTTCGTTTCTGGCTTCGATGTTGTGCTTCTGTCTAAACGCCTCAAACTTTAGTTTGTCAACGTCAGCTTGTGGAACACCGATGGTCTGTAGCAACTGAATAAACTTTCGACTAAGGGTTCTTCCATTTTGCCACGAAGTCGAGAAGCCGCAATTGAAGCAGTTTAGCGCAATAGCGCCATCTGTAGAATAATAGATACCGAAACGCTCTCTGGTATCTGGCTTGTGTCCTCTTGTGACACACATTGGACAATTACGCTTATTCCATCCAGAAGGAGTGTGCTTCACTCCATGCAGATATTGTTGTAGCGTTTCTTTGAGTAATTCTTCTACCATTGCTGGTAGTGTAGCATAATGTACCGTAGGAGTCAATCCTTAGACGGAGGTGTACTTCTCCGTGCGAGCATCATAGGTACTGATGCGCAGGATCTTCAGTATTGCCTCTATCTGTTCTGTTGTCAGTTCGTCGTTGATTCTTTGCTTTAGAAAGTTAAGAGCAAAGTCTCGAAAATCCTGTTCCTTGTCTTTGTCAGTAGCAATCTGCGCAAAGGTCTTGAGCTTCTGTCCCTTTGCCATTCCTGTGTTTTGATTGAACTGGAACTTGCCGCTTCTTGTCTTGACTGTACCCTTAGGAGTAATCTTAGTGACCTTGTCGAGGTGCTTGTCTCGAGTACCTTGCTGTCCTACGCGAATAGTGTCTCCTACTTTGGCCTTTGCCAATGGCGCTCGGGCTTCCATAGCAGGATACTCTCCTTCGCGAGCCTTCTTCATCATTCTGTTCCATGATACAGCACCCTCCTGCTGTCTCTGTGGATTATAGAGATCAAATAGCTGCGGTAGGTTTGCTTGTTCCCTCATCGCCTTTGGCATTAGAGTTAGCATCTCCTGCTCGAACTCTTCGAACTCATTTGCCTTATACTTAGCGGCAATGCGCTCAGCTAAGTCGTGCAGCGGCTTATTGATCTCATTCAATCTCATTTTACTTTCTCTTAGAGAGGCGTTGCTCCCATTTCCTTGCTGCTGTACCTCTAAGGTCGTTGGCTAGAAAACGCATGTCAGAGGATATAGCATATAGCTTGAATGCAATCTCTTCACATATTGCATTATCTCCCTTAGCAGCACTTGGACTTTTGGATTGTTCTTGAGCGATTGCTTGCAAGGCATCGAAGTGTTGTTGAATAGCATCTAGGTGCTTATTGTGATTAGACTTGGGTCCTTCCTGAACCTGTTCGACTTCTTTTAGTTTCATCTTACTTTCCTTTACAGGTAGGGCATACTATACGCTTAGAACCCTTGCCCGGATTGTCGGTACGTAGTTTACCGTCTGAAGACTTATATACGTGACCATGACCATTACATGTCTTGCAACCCTTAGGAGAAAGATCCTTTCGGGTAGCACCGGGCATATGGTCTACGTCATACGGGAACTTTTCATTTAGCGCAATGTCTTTTACTTTCATCGACTATTACCATTTCAGTCTCTTGTAAAGATCTAGAACTGCCTCATCGTCGTCATCTGATGGAGGTTGTAGCTTATTATCCTTTACATACTTCTTGAACATGGTCCAATATAGTTTAGCTGCGGAATTGCCTTGAGCCTCAGTGTATTCTCGATCAGCATCGCCTCCCATTAGTATTCCGTTTAGAAGAGGAGCGTATTCACTAATGGCATCGCTGTGAGCATCGGACTCAAAGGGATGCGTAATACCGTCTGTACCGTATCCGTCATCCCATAACATATCGTACTTTCTAAGGACTTTCAATACCGTTGTAATCTCTTTCACTAATTGTTCTTTTATTGATAGTGTCATAATAATTCCTTATCGTATCATTACCTTATCCATTGTGCCATATTCGGACAAGCTTGTGTCTGGCTTATAGATAAACAATAGCCACATAAAGTTAGCTTCAAACGTGTGCGACGTAACGCCTGTATAGTTCTCAAATTCTATGACACTTGTTCCTGTGGTGATCTCCACTGGGAAGTAGTCATTGTAATTTTCTGGTGGTGTTAGATCGAGGCTGGCTCGTAGCTCTAACGTGCCGCTAAACGCAGTCGTATAGGCTGCGAACGTGTGAACGGCATTGATATGATTCTTGACACGCGAGCCCGGAATAGCGGAACTGAAATACTCCATGGTTGCTCCTCGGTTGGAGCTTGACAGCGTCCAGTCGTTAGGTCCGATGGTCACAGATGGCCATGGCGTAGTGTCTGCGGACGCTACCACTTCTACAGTCGCCACGATGTCTCCTGCGGTATCCGTATAGAAGGGAGTGAAAAAGTTTTCAGAGGATGCAAGCTGCGGCACAAGGGATTCCTGTCCAGAGACGACGAGGTTGTAATACCCTGGGGCAATACGTGTTAGGTCGCCTTCGAAGATACGTAAGCGTAGGTCGCCTTTGGTGGAAGTTAGGTCGCAGTATTTTTCAAGGACGCGCTCTTGATTCTCGACGCTTATCAGCTTAGCCTTGATCTGCATATGGTCCACAGATACTGTTCTTCTATCCGGGTTTAGAACGCGAAAACGTATTTCATTATCTACCCCTTTATGGACTTTGATCTGGCGCAAATTAAGTGGGCTGTTATTGGTCATTACGCAATTCCTGATTACATTGTCAATGAACATGAGGTCCACTACATTTTCATATCTGAAGAGTTTCACTACACTGACAGTCATAACACTATTTATCTTATATCACAAATAAACTCTTGTGGTTATCGCTTCACTATAAATAAAACGGTGGAAAAAGTATAACTATAATGGAGCCACTAAATGGAGTTTGATGAGACCGAGGAAGTTCAAGAGAAATTTCCGTTTCTAAGTTGTATTCGATGGGGCGAAGATGACTATGTTTGTATTATTCAAAACGCCGACGATAAGGTATTGACCTTCTACGATTTCAAGTCTATAAAAAGCAAGAGCGAGCAACGGCTATTCCTCGAGTTTGGTGAGATTTGGTGGTGGGAGAGCAACCGGCAATTACCCATCAATATTTTCCTTAGACAAGAGATGGAGCAGTTTAGATATTGCCTACGCACTATTAGTATCAAGGATGTCGAAGTTCTCTTTGGACCTATTACATCTCTCAATGAACTCTTCAAGAAACGTATCAAGCGCAGGCAGATTCAGCTAGTCAAGAAAACATAGATAAATAGCTATTGTGAAAGCAATAGAACTATTAGAAAGCAGCTACAAAACCGAAGCAGACTTTGAGAATGCAGTCGATTACGCAATACAAAATTGCACCGACTACATTCGTGCCTTTGGCGAACCTGCAGTTTGGCGTGGAGCTATGTCTACGTTCCAATATGCTGTAATAGATCCTAAGGCAGTAGGTAGAACCTCACAACATACCTCCAATGAATACACGACTATTCTAAGCAATGACACTGCGTGGGCTGGTTATCCTAAGAGATCTGAGAGTCTGATTTGTTCGCTCGACCGAGACTATGCGTCTACATACGGAAACGATCTCTATGCTGTAATACTTCCAAACGCATTTCGTTTAGGTATATGTCATAACGAAGATATATGGACAAGCTTTCCGTATCTCAAACAGGAAACGGGCATAGACTACGCCAGTGCCTTCAATGAGGAGCTTCGAGAAATTCTAGGCCTACCGTATTCGGGTCCAAAAATCACCAAACTGCCTACGATACAGAAAGGGCTGCTCGACCTTGAGAAACGCATCAAGGATCTAAAAACGCAAGGTGCCGAGTTTACAAATCAAAATCATCTATACTCGTATCTATATGCGTTTATTACTCCTGAATCTCCTGCTGGAACAGCATACAAGCTGATTGCAGGCCTATTGCACCCGAAGAAAAATAGATTCGGCATGATCACCACCATAGATAGTCTCACAGACTATGAGGGCAACAATAGTGAGGTGTGGACAGACTCGACTGTGCTAATGGTAAACGCCGATAACTACACAGAACTTAGATCCTACGCGCTCTCGATTTTATCCCAGTAAAGCAATCTCAACCATTAGATTCATCTGCACAACAATAGCTAACGCATATCCGTGTGCGTGGCTCTTCTTGAAGTAGTAAGAGTCATCCTCTGGCTTTACCCAGACTTCCTTCTCTATCTCTGGCCAAGTTCTATTCTGCAAATGTGCTTTGCCTGGTCGAATAATAGCAAGTAGCATAGCGAGCTGTTTTACCGATCTTGGTTTTAGGCGTGTGACAAGATCTGCGTGTTGGCCGATATGAAACAACCTAGCCACAACCTCCTTGTCATCAAGCATTTCCCACATTGGCTCTGCGTTTACAAGCTGGTCGAGATGTTCTTCGCTTCGGACGCCCTTATAGACGCTATTGTTTAGGAAGTCGATCTTCATGTAGCCTAGTTCTTCGGCTCGTTTATAGTCAATGGTAGCTAGTCCCGTCACAGGATCATACGGTATGTCTTGAAAATACACACCTGTATTATGTTTGACATATCCGTCCTCTCGATTGATTCGTGCTGTGATGTGCTTCAGGTTAGTAAGCACCTTGTCACGATCTAATACGTCAATGTCAATGTCTGTAGTAACTTTCACTTTACAACCTTGAGTGTTGGCCTAGGAGTGATCCATCCTGTTCCTAGCTTCGCTTCTATCTTGCGTATAGTGCCTTCATACTTAGCCCATAGCTGTGAGCCTTTCTCATGCACACTCTGTTCCATGGTTAGAGAGAACCATATTAGGATTAGTTCCTTCTCGTCTAGCTCTATGTTCATATACCAGCCTCAGAGAGCATTTCCCTCACAAAGTTACAATCCTCTTTCTTGATTTGGAACTTTGCTCGCCAAATCTTAGGATCAATGATGTTCATAATCATATCGGCTTGTTCTTCGGACAGTCTCTGCCAAAGATGGTCGGCACTCTCCGCTAGGTAAATCGCCCAAGGAGATAACTTGCCTAGGCGCACCAGCAAGGTCGCCTCACTAGGAGCAACCTTCTTGAAAAAGTCCGTGTATTCGTTGCCCGTTGACTCTGCCCAGGCTTGCATTGTTTGTAAGGTTCTCTCTAGTCCTCGGCTAGCTGGCTCTTTCTGTAGCAGGTCTAGTACATAGTCTTCGTAGATCTTATCCTTACACCAGTCTCTATCCTTCACACCGCTTTGAAAAACGTAGT